AACCAATCATTCTTTTTCTGCCATTCCATAGCCTTTGCGTCAGGTGGTAAAGCAGCAGGTTGTGCTGTATTTTCTTTTTGTACACTACTTTCTTCTTTTTGTAAAGGGGTTTTTAAACTTTTTACCTTATCTGATCTAATACTTGCAGCATTAAGCACTTCTTGAGCTGCTAACATTTTTTCGCTATCGCCCAATTCGTACGCTTCTTTATACTGTTTTTTAGCTGATTCTAGTTCTAAACCAGCCGCGTTTGTTTCAGTGTCTACAAACCTAGTTTTTAGTTGCTTATTTTCATTTAGTAATTGTTGTGCTGCCTTAATAGCCTCTTGGTTCTCACGTATGACACGTTCTTTTTCACGCCTTTCATCATGCCAAACCTTTTTAAGTTGGTAAATTTTATCTTTTACCTTGTCATCATATTCGGTAAGTTCATCAGAATCTAACCTTTCAACTAACTCTTTAGGTAAGTTTTTACGGTTTTGGTCTGCTTCTGGGGTATCGTCCGATATTTCTATCTCAACATCAGATGTTTCAGCTTTAACTTCTTCTTTAACATCTTTTTCATTTGGTATATTCTGTTCTTCAGCCATTTTACTCTCCTATGCTCGTGAAATTCCTCGTGGGTCTTCTACAATCGCTTCTACACTATCATCATTTATAAGGCGAAACTCCTTGCCGTGTATTTTTACCCTAGTGCCTGAGTTGGGTCTAGCTAAAATAAAATCTCCCTCTTTACACCAAGGACCGCTAGGAAACCTAGTTTTGTCTGTGTAGCAATCAGGACCAAGTTTTAAAACAAAAAACACAGTACTTAAAACTTCTTCAAAGTGTTTTGTTGTATCAGCTTTAATTAAACCACTCTCATACGTCTCTTCTATATTAGGTACCGTACATAAAATGTGGTACCCAGAAGGTTCTGGTAATTGTGTAGCTTTATCCTTTTCAGTCGTTTCACTCATCTTCGTAGTCTTCCTCCGTAGTTCGTCTAAGGTCTTCAACGTGTGCCTTTGCAGCATTTAGACCTTTTATCACACCGCAAAGTTTTTGATACTCGTCATAAGTTTTAGCAGACCCATTAGCTATGGCTCCACTAACACTTTCAATTTCTTCGTCTATTTTTTCAAACAACACTTCAAAGACAGTCGTCATTCTTTAGGCTCCTGTGTTGGAGGTGTTTGTTGTTGTTGTGGTGCTTGAGGCTCTTGTTGTGTCATTGACATAGCTTGTTGCATAAACATTCTTGCTATTTCATCATCTGATTTATCTAAAGCTCGTTGCTCTTCAACTAACATTTTTATAGCCTCAGAGGACTCTTTCTGTTCTAACTTCGCATCCTCTGTGGCTGCTTTTGCCATAGTGGTAAGCTGAGTTTGTCGCTCTTGTGAAGCAATTCTCTCCTGCTCTACTGCAATCTGTGCTTGTTTAAGAGCAGTATCTGCTTGGTCTTTTTGCGCTTTTCGTTGAGCATCTTGCGCCTTTATTTGTAACTCTTGTTGTTGCATTTGAATAACTGGGTCTTGCGCTTGTTGCTGGGCTTTTTGTTGTGCCACAGCAGCGGTATTACTTTGAGCTACTTGAGTAGCTGCTTGAGCTACCAACCTAGAGATTTGTGTTTCATATTCTTCTGGTATCTCGGAATCTGGTTTAGGTAATGGCGCTCCAAGTTGTTGCTCCATCTGCACTCTATATTTAAACCCAACATGCTCTGCTATATGGGCTTGCAAACTTGCCATAATTGTTTTAGCTTGTGGGTTTTGCCCAATTAACTGTGCTACAGATGGGTCATTTAAAAAAGTAGTATGCGTAGTAATATGAGCATCGTGGTCTTGATACAAAAATGCTTTTAGTTTCTTAATACGTAAGACATTCATATTCTCGGATACCGGGTCTTTTGGTTTCTCGTCATCCTCAAGGGGCACTAATTTAGATGCGTTTTTTATCCCTAATACATCTAACATTTGTCTATGTAGCTGCGGTAAATTGTATATCTGTGGAGCACCTTGTGCCATTTGTAGAACGGTTTGATACTGCACAACCTTTTGAGCCATAGTAGAAGCGTTAGGGTCAGATATAGGTAAGACTTCCACTAAATCGTAATCAGACTTTTTAACAAAAGGCGTACCGCTTTCTGGTGTGTAGGCGTAAGTGCCTGGTGTATAGTCTCTTATTATCCCTTTTAACAACTTAAACTCTTGGCGCATTGAGTAATGCACTCTAGCCTGTACAGCAGACATAACTTTTAGAGTTCTTTCTAGTATTGCGAGTGTTGTACCCACAGGACTGTTAGCAGACATGTCTCCTACTTTTAAATCTGCTGCACTTGCAAATCTTCTACCCTCATCTACTATAGTACCCAATAATGTGTATAAAACCTGACTAGGCTCCTTATATGGGAGAGTCATTATATTATCTTTTATAGACCCACTAGGTACATCTACATCTCTAAACTCAGCAGGGCTTATTGGTGTATCATCACCTTTTACTCTAAGTCCTTTGGTTTTAAACCCACCGGGGAGATTAGATAGGGTTCCTGCGTCCACAAGTTGTCTTATGAGAGAAGTTCCTGATTTAGCAAAAGCTCCAATTAAATGTATTAAACCAAAGTTATAAAACCCAAACCCCGGTACATAACCGTAGTGTACAAAATGGTTACGTTTTTTCTTTAGGTCATCATCGGATAAATAATTTCTTCGTATAGCTAAAACCTGCCCAGTATTTTTCTCTAACGTAACTACATAAGGTAGAGCAATACCAGTCTCTTTACCTTTGTCGTCTACATCTTCATATCCAGGCAAATCTAAATTAACGTGCATTTCTAGTATTTTAAACCTGTCATCATATGATGCAGAGAACCCCATTTTTTCAGCTATTTTCTTTTCAATTTCGTCTAGGTATCCAGAGTCTTGTTCATCAAGCTCTACATCTCTATAAAAACCAGACACTTGTAGCTTACGTAAATCATTAGGTGTTTTACGCATAACATGTGTTACACGCTCAGATGTTTCTAAATCAGAAGCACCGTAAGGTACAACTATATCTTCAGCGGGTACAAATATAGAAACTTGCCGTTCTAAATTAGGGTCATAATATACTTTCTTAAAAGCGTTACCTGATAACCCCAAACCCCATAACATTCTTTCGTGCTCAGGCCTGAACTCAACCATTTTTTCAGTTAGTTGATAGTTCATATCAGCTTTTACACGTTCCGCAGCTTCTTTTTTATCTGCCGTGTCTTCGCCTATAATCTGTGTTTTTACTGGGCCTTGTGCTGGAAAGGTTTCCATAATTGTTTCAGATTGAAACTTAACAAGTGCTTCAGTAAGTAGTGGGTGATGTACGCCACAAGCTCCAGGCCACGGTTCCGATCTTTCTTCTAGTTTTAACCCCAAAAGATCCAACCCATCTACATAAGTCTGCATCCAATCTTTACGACTAGATATGTCATCTTCAAAATCACCAAGTAAATCTTCAGATAGAGTAGTTAATTCTTGCTCATCTATATCCTCAGCAAGATTAGCGTTAAACTCTTCATCCGTTTCTTTACCCGGTTCTATTTCTATTTCTAACCCCCCAGATTCTATAGAAACTTTTTCTGGGTTTTCTATTTCTATCTGTATTTCTTGTTTTTCCAACGTAGGATCTATAGACTCTCCCACCCCACCAAGCGCTTTTTCTATGCTATTTATTGCCATGTCCCTGTCATCCTTTAATAGTAAGGTTCTCTGCGAAGTCTATAATTTAGCTCACTACCTTCATCTTCATCAGAAGGCGCTCTAACATACCCGCCTTTTCTAAATCTCATAAGGGCTAAAGATGTAGAGTCCACATAATCATCATGCTCCCCAGCAGGAAAACTTGCCACCTCTTCTACAACCTCTTCAGCCCATCTAGTGTTAGGTATCCAAACTAACCCAGAAGCGAATAAATCAGATACCGAATTCAATCTGGAGATTTTATCATTTCCACGGCTAGGAGTAAATTCTTGTACGGGTATCCCCATAGCTCTCATCTCATATATTAATGGAGCACCTGATGCTTTTTTCTCGATAATTACAGAATCTGGCTCCCAGTCTCTATATTGTTGTATAGCTTCTCTTTTCAGCTCTGGAAACTCTAGCCTATCACGAAAAGCGTTTAACAGTATAATATTTGCCTGTCTTATACCGTTTGGCCCCTCTTTATGGAACACTCCCCATGTTGTACAAGCAGAGTAATCTGCACGTTGTGTCTTTTCAAACGCTGTATCCCATGACATAAGCATAAAATCACAAGAAGGTGGGTCTTCTTTCTCCCAAATCTGCCACCATTCACGCTTTACTATAGCTGAGTTCTCTGAAGTTGGGTTTTGTTGGTACTGAGCCATCCATTTTGAGTTAGGTAGCTCGTTTTTTAACACTTCTAACTCTTCAACAGGCCAAAACTCAGG